GCCCTATCTGCCCGAGGCTGAGCAGCCAGGCTGGAAGACCATGCGCCAGTTGGCCGATAAGTTGTTGGCGATGGGCTGCAAGGTCTGGATGATGCAGATCCAGGCCCCGGGCGAGAAACCAGACGGTTGGGACATTGCCGACGCGGTTGCTGAGGGTTTGACCGGCACGGCACTGGCGGATTTCATCCGCGCGCAGAGTGTGGCGCTCGCGCCAGCCTTGCCAGCGGTAGAAGCTGGCACAGCAGCGGATTTTGACGCGGCGATGGCTAGCGCAGGCGGGCGCTATGGCGATATTTCTTCAGAGTCTTCCGGCGATTCATGGCGGTCGACGCTGCTGAAGCGCGACGACAAGCTGGTGGATTGCCGGGAAAATGTTTATCTGATGTTGCGCAATCATCCAGACCTGTCCGGCGTGGTGTGGGTGGATGAGTTCGCTCGCCGCATCGTAAAACGCATGCCGGCGCCGTGGGATGATCCGCGCAAGTTCAAGCCGGGGTCGGAGTGGGACGATACCGAACATCTGCGCCTGGGCCTTTGGCTGGCTCAACGTGAGCGATTACTGGTGCGCAGCGCGGAGAATCTATCCGGGTCTGTGGCCTGGGCCGCTCAGGAAAGCAGTTGGCATCCGGTGCGCGAGTATCTGGATGCGCTGGTGTGGGATGGCGTTGAGCGAATCAATCATTGGCTGACCGATTTTGTCGGCGTCAAGCGCAACGATTACACCAGTCTGGCCGGCCGCATGTTTCTGATTGGCATGGTGGCGCGCATCTATCGGCCCGGCTGTCCGATGCGCTCGATGCCGATCCTTGAGGGCGAACAGTGGCGCGGCAAGTCGACCGTGTGGCGCATCCTCGGCGGCGATTGGTTTGGGGATTCGGCCATTGATCTGCAGAACAAAGATTCGTACCAACTGATTCAGGGCCGCTGGCTGTACGAAATCGCTGAATTGGATGCGTTCAGCCGCGCCGATGTCACCCGTATCAAGAACTTCATATCGTCGCCGGAAGACCGTTTCCGCGCGCCGTATGACCGCGCGCCGAAGGATTGGCCACGGTCGACGGTATTCGCCGGGACAACCAACCAGGATGAATACTTCAAAGACCCGACAGGTAACACCCGCTATTGGCCGATGCGCGCCGATGATGTGGATGCGATTAATCTGGATGGGTTGCGTGCGGCGCGAGATCAGTTGTTTGCCGAGGCCAGGGCGCTGTTTGATGCCGGCGAACGCTGGCACCCGACCCGCGATGAGCAAACGCGCTTATTCGAGCCAGAACAGGCCGCCAGGGAGATTTCAGACCCTTGGGAGTGGTTGATCTATGACTACCTCAACAAGAGCACCTTCCAACGCATTACCACCACGGAGATTCTGACGGAGTGCATGAAGGTCGAGCCGGGCAAGATTGATGGGACGCGCCAGATGGCGACGCGCATCGGGATTGCAATGAAACGGGTCGGCTGGATCAAGAAACGCGAAACAGACGGTTCGCGCGGGTATTTCTACTCCAGGCCGGCAGGCTGGGGTCGGGTCGCAGCAAGCAATATCCAAGGGGGCAATGATGTCCCGTTTTGACCAGAGAGCGGTGGTTGTGCCTAACCTTCAGGTTAGACGTGCCGGAAAAGGTCAGACGGCGCAAACCCGCATGGATAGGGCATCCGTCCGACCTCCTAACCTCGTCCTACCTAGCCGCGCACACCCACCCGCGAGCAGGCGCGCACACCCGCGTATATACGCGCGCACGCGTGCAGGTATCTCCACATATAGGTTAGACAAGGTAGGGAGGTTAGACAGACCCAGTGTTTATGCGGGTTCATCTGTCCGACCTATCCGTCTTACCTCTCAACAGGTTAGGTTTTCTGGGTGGCTATGACGGCAATCGAACAACTTAGGGCGAATTACGCCACGGTGCGGGCCTGGATGGTGGCCTGCGGTGAGTGGTCAGTCGAGGACGCGGTGGATATCGGCGCGTGCATCGCTGATGCGGCACAGGCCGCACAGCAAGGCGTTTACGGTGAGCTGGCATTTTGGTGCGATTGGATGTCGCACTGGGCGGATATCGCTACTGCGCATAAGCAGCAGATGGATGCACTGGATCGCGCGGCGGCTTTGTGGTGGCTTGAGACAGGGAGGAAGGTGGCATGAGCTCTATCAGCATCAGCAACAACTTCCCTGCCATCGCCCGGCGCCTGGATCGCCTGCCCGATGAGATCGGCAATAAGGCGATGGTGCGAGCGCTGAACAAGACCATCGACCAGGGTAAGACCGAGATGGCCCGCAACATCAGCAGCGAGTACCGCATCGGGGTGGGTGAGGCCAAGAAGCGGCTGAGCGTGCAGCGTGCAACAGCCAAGGGTGCGTTGCTGTTTACCGCGACGCTGGAAGCCACCCGGCGCGGCAAAGGGCGGTCGATGAACCTGATCGCGTTCGTCTCCAAGGGCAAGGTGAGCAAGGCGTCGGCCAAGCGCCAAGGCAAGTCCCACCTGGCCGGCCAGTTGCAGTTCCAGATCAAGCGCGGCGGCGGAAAGAAGGTGATGCCCGGTGCATTCATCGGCAACAAGGGCCGCACCGTGTTCATCCGCCTGGGCGATGAGCGCAAGCCGATAGCGGCGGTCAACACCATCGGCGTGCCCAGCATGTTCAACGCTCGCAAGATCAACAGCGTGGTGCGTGCCGTGCTGCTGCAAAAGTTCCGCGCGAACTTCGACCGCGAACTGCGCGTAGTGCTGGAAGGGTGGGCACGATGAGCCCGCACAGTAATGGTGCGCCTGCCACCCGGGGTCGCGGGTCCTTCCGGGGGTTTCCCACTACGGCGCTTAAAGACCCCGGTTTTGCTCTAGTTCTGGGGGCGGTAGGGGGTTTGCTAGCATGATCATCCACTCTCAGGATGGGCTGGCTGATCTGTTTGGGGTGTCGCGCATCACCATCCAGGAATGGCAAGGCCGGGCCGGTTTCCCGGTGGTGAAGTCTGGCGCGGCGTTTGATGCCTACGCCTACGACAGCGCGGCGGTGATTGCCTGGTTCGTCGCGTGGAAATCTGCAGAGCGTGGCGAGACGCCGAATGATCGGCTGGCGCGGGTGAAGGCCGACGCGATCGAGATGGACAACGCCGAGCGGCGCGGGAGACTGATCCCGGCCGATCTGCTGGAGCCAAAGCTGGCCGCCGCGTTTGTTGCGGCGCGCGAGAAGTGGCTCGATGCGGTGCCCAGGCTGGCGCGTGACTTGCCGGCCGATGCCGACCAGCGCGAGGCGCTGCTGCAAGCTGAGTTCGAGTCCTTCCTCGCCCGCCTGGCGGACTGGGCCAAGGCCGAAGACATCGCCGATGACGACGACTGAAGCCGTCGACCCCTGGGCCGCGCAAGCGCTCGACGCCATGATGGCGCGAGTGTTTGCGCAGTTGCGCCCGCGTCCGCCGCTGGCGCCGCTGGCGTGGGTCGAGAAATACCGCTACCTGTCGGCGGAAGAGAACCCGGACTACGTTGGCCACTTCTCCACCGAGAACATCCCGGCGCTGCGTGGCGTGCTGGCTGCCGCTGGTGATCCCGATGTGCGCCGCATCATCGGCCAGAAGTCGGCGCAGATCGCCTGGACGGCAGGCGTCGTCTGCACGCTGATGGGCTACTACGCGCACTGGCGGCCATGCGTCCAGGTGGCCATGTTTCCGCGCGAAAAATCCGCCAAGGATTTTGACGCCGAAAAGTTCTCGCCGATGGTGCGCGCCACCCCGGTACTGAACAAGCGCATCAAGCTCAAGAGCCGCAGCGAAGGCAACAGCACCACGCGCAAGCACTACCCTGGCGGCCTGCTCAAGTTCGTCGCCTCGAACAGCCCGAGCGATGTGAAGTCAACCAGCGCCAAGGTGCGCTATGTCGAGGAACCCGACGACACCAACAAGGACGTAAAGGGCCAGGGAAACACCATCGCCCTGTTGCGCGAGCGCGGTAAGACCATCCGCAACACGCTGGAAATCATTGGCGGCACGCCCACCGCCAAGGGCGCCAGCGAGATCGAAAAGGAAATGCGCACCACGGACCAGCGCCGCTTCTGGGTGGCCTGCCAGGGCTGCGGCGAACGGCATGTGCTGGACTGGTCGCATGTCGTCATTCCCGGCCTCAACCTGAGCGACGAAGACCTGCGCGCGCCAGACCTGGAAACCCGCTGGCCCGCGCGTGAAGTCTACGGCCGCGCCCGCTGGGAGGATGCCCGCTACTACTGCCCGCACTGCGGCGAGGCCTGGACCGACCAGGACCGCGTCGACAACATCCGCGCCGCCGCCGCCGTGGCCCCCAACTACGGCTGGGAGCCGACCGCCGAAAGCCCGGATCGCGGCTACTATTTCCACGAACTGCAGAGCACATTCGAGGGCAGTTATCTTCCGGTCCTGGCGGAAAAATACCTGACCGCCGCGCACGACATGGAGCGCGGTGAACCCGAGAAGATGGTCGCCTTCTGGAATTCCTCGCTTGGCCTGCCGTGGGAATACAAGGGCGAACTGCCGGAAGAGGATGAGCTGGCCGCGCGCGCCGAGAAATACCGCGAATGGACCTGTCCCGCCGGCGGCGTGGTGGCGGTGCTGTCTGTCGACGTGCAGCATGATCGCCTCGCGGTCACCTGCTGGGTGGTCGGGCGCGGCGAGGAAATGTGGCTCGCCTACTGGGGTGAGCTGTACGGCCAGACCGTGGTCGCGCACGCGGGCGCCTGGATCGAGCTGGAACAGATGCTGGGCAAGACCGTCACCCATGCCAGCGGCAGCGCGCTCAAGATCGCAGCGGTCGGCATTGACTGTTCCGACGGCCAGACCTCCGACGCCTCCTACGCATTCGTCCGCCAGCACAGCCGGCCGGGGCGCGAAGTGCTGGCGCTCAAGGGTGCCAGCGAAACCGAGGGCCGCATTGAAGTGTGGACGCCGCCCAAACCCATCGACCCCAACCACCGCAGCACCAAAGCCGCACGGCATGGCGTGCAGATCCACATCGTCGGCGCCGCCAAGGCCAAGGATTTGATCCTCGGCTGGGCGCAGGAAGGCGGCCGCGTGCGCCTGGCCGGCAGCGGCCCCGGACGGATGCACTGGTATGAAGGCGTGCGAGCCGACTTTTTTGAGCAGTTGCTGAGCGAAATGAAAGTGCCCAGCCGCCTAAATCCGCGCAAGCGTTACTGGAAACCGCGCACCGACCGCCGCAATGAAGCGCTGGACTGCAGCGTCTACGCCCTCTATCTGAGCCGCCATCTGCGCCTGCACCTGCGCCGCGCCGTGCAATGGGACCTGGCCGAACTGCGTCTGCGCCAGGCTGAGCTGCTGGATGCTACCGCCACCGAAATCGAGATTCAGGCGGAAACGGAAGCGCTCGCCGACCCCGTGCAGACGTCTGCATCGATCCCGGTAACGCAAACAGAAACCCCCATCGACAACCAGCTCGCCGCCGCGCGCTTTGCACAGATGCTGCGGTCCAGACAGGAGGCCCGCCATGGCCGGCGATAACCTGCGCGCCATCCTCGGCATGATCCGCGCCGAAATCCCCGGCGTGCCGGAGGAAACATGGAGCCAGATCGAGCGCGCCCTGCGCGGCGAATTCGGCGGCCAGCGCGCTTATATCGCGGAGCACAAAAAGCGCAACCACCTGGAGGCGCTGGCGGCAGCGGATCAGGCCGCCAGCAATGCAGACCTAGCGCGGAAGCTGGGGCTATCGGTGAGCAGGATTAAGCAGTTGAAGCGGTTGCGGTGAACGAAAGGAGAAAACCATGAGCAAACCGAAGAACATGACGCCGGAACAGGAAGCGGCGTGGAATGAAAAGGAGAGAGCCCGCTGTAAGGCGTATTACGAAGCCAACCAGGAAAAAATGAGAGCCCGCGCGATGGCGTGGCACGAAGCCAACCGGGAAAAGGCGAGAGCCCGCTGTAAGGCGTATTACGAAGCCAACCAGGAAAAAATGAGAGCCCGCGCGATGGCGTGGCACGAAGCCAACCAGGAAAAGTCGAGAGCCAGCAACAAGGCGTATTGCGAAGCCAACCCGGAAAAAATGAGAGCCCGCGCGAAGGCGTATTACGAAGCCAACCCGGAAAAGGCGAGAGCCCGCAGGAAGGCGTATTACGAAGCCAACCAGGAAAAGGTGAAAGCCAGCGCGAAGGCCGATGTTGAAAAATTAACACCGGCATACGTCGCAAATCAGTTGTGTATGAAACTTTCAGAAATCCCCACCGAGCTGCTTGAACTCAAGCGCGAGCAGCTCGCCATCACCCGCGAGATCAGGAAACTGACCAAGCAAATCGACCAAACCAACCAGGAGCAAAACCATGAATGAAATCATCCGCACTTCCGGCGACGTTCGCCGCCTGATCGCCGAATCCATGCAAGATGTCCGCGCCGGCCGGATGGATACCGGCAAGGCACAAGCCATCGCAGCGCTCGCCAAAGAATTAACCGCCAGCATGCAGGCCGAAGTGAATGTGGCAAAGGTCAACATGCAACTGAAAAAAGAAGGCATGGCCACCAACAAGATCAGCCACATGGGCAAGATGCTGATCGGCGACGACAGCACCCCTACGCTGGATGGACGTTCAGAACAACCCGGCTAATTCCTTGCCTACAAATTGCCCATCCTGCCAGCCATGCTGGCAGGCATGGACTACGCTTCCGCTGAACCGACCGCCCTCCGCGCGGGTGATACCGTCACCTGGACGCGCGAACTCCCTGAGCATTCTGCCGCCGCTGGCTGGGCGCTGAAGTACCGGCTGCTGTGGCCGACCGGCAGCGCCGTCGACATCACCAGCACCGGCGCCGGCACGCTGCACACCGTCGCACTCACCGCCAGCAATACCGCCGCCTATGCCGCCGGCGCCGCGACGTTGGTGGCCTACGCCGAACATAGCGGCAGCAGCCAGCGCGTTACGCTGGAGGCGCAGCCGCTCACCATCCTGCCCAATCTGGTCACCGCCGCGACGTTCGACGGGCGCAGCGCCAACCAGATCGCGCTCGATGCTGCCAACGCCGCGCTGGCCGCCTACATGGCCAGCGGCCGCGTGCACGTCGCCGAGTACGATATCGCTGGGCGCTCGATGAAATTCCGCAGCGCCGAAGAAATCCGCGCCCTGATCGAGCACTACGAAGCCGCTGTCGGCAAAGACCGCGCCGCCTTGGCGCTGCTCTCCGGCGGCTCGCCCGGCCGCGTCTACACCAGGATGTAAGCCATGGGATTCCTCGATATTTTCCGCTCCAAACCCGCCGAACCCGCCCGCGCTGAATGGCTGGCCAGCACCGTGCAAGCCGTCTCTGCACAGGTGCAGGGCCGCATGCTGCAAGACCTGCGCGCCGCCGGTCAACGCAGTTTCGAGGCTGCAGAAACGCCGGCCTGGACGGAATCCTGGTCAACCTCCGATGTGCAGATCAACGACGCCCTCAGCCGGCAACTTCCCACGTTGTGGAGCCGCGCCTCTGGCCTGGCGCGCAACAACGAATGGGCACAGAGCTATCTGATCTCGCTCGACGATAACGTGCTCGGGCATTCCGGCATTGCGCTGCAGATGCAGATCAAGACCAGCGATGGCAGCAAGGACGCTGAAGCCAATGCCGCGCTGGAAGCCGCCTTTGCCCGCTGGGGACAAGCCGCCGATGTCTCCGGCCTGAGCTGGGCGGAAGTTGAATCGCTCGCCCTGCGCACCCTGGCCAGCCGGGGCGAACTGCTGTATCGGATGATCCCGGGCAGTGGCCAGATGGGCTTTCAAATCCAGTTGCTCGACCCCACCCTGCTCGATGTCACCCTGCACCGCGACTGGCAGGGCCGGCGCATCCGCATGGGCAAGGAAATCGACGACGCCGGAAAGTGCGTCGCCTACTGGCTGCAGGCCGCCCGCGCCGGCGATCTGCCCACCGCCTATGTCACCGTCGGCAAACACATCCGCGTCCCGGCCGGCGAAATCCGCCACAAGTACCTGACCGAAGAAATCGGCCAGATGCGCGGCATCCCCTGGCTCACCGTCGGCGCCCGCAGGCTGTGGCTGCTGCACGACTTCGAGGAAGCCGCAGCGGTGGCCAGCTCCAACGCCGCCAAGCGGCAGGGCTTTTTCTACACGCCGGATGGCGCCGCGCCCGCCGGCTTTGCCGACAGCATCGTCAGCAGCGTGCTGGATGCCGCCAAGGCCGCCGGCAAGGTGCTGACGCCGGACGAAATCCAGACCATCACCGCCGCCGCCGAGAAGTACAGCAGCACCGTGCCCGGCCAGTTCGACACCCTGCCGCATGGCGTGCAGTTCCAGCCGTTCGAATCCGTCTGGCCCAACGTCGACGCCGCCAGCTACGTCAAGCAGCAGATTCGCGGCTGGGCGGGCGCGCGCGGCATGAGCTACGTCACCCTCGGCAACGACCTGGAAGCGGTCAACTACAGCAGCGCCCGGGTCGGCATCCTGGCCGAACGCGAGCATTTCAAGAAAGTACAGGCCCGCCTGCGTGACTGGCTGCATGCCGAAGTGATGGACGCCGCGCTGCCCTACCTGGTGCTTGCCACGCGCACGCTGAAAGCAACCCGCCTGGAAGAGTACCGCGCCGCCGTCTCGTGGCAGCCGCGCCGCTGGGCCGGCATCGACCCGGTCAAGGAAGCCAACGCCGCCGAAACCAACTTGAAGCTGAAGCTCACCAGCCGCCGCCGCCTGATCCTGGAGCGCGGCGAAGACCCGGACGAAATCGCCGCTGAAGTCGCTGCCGAAGACGCGCTGTATGGCGAGATTATGCCGGGCCAACCCGCCGCGCCAGACGCGCCGGAAGAACTCAGCGCCGTGCAGCAGAAAGCCAAGCTGCGACTCGCCGCCGGCTAATTCCTTGCCTACAAATTGCCCCGCCCACGTCGGAGACTGAAACCATGCCAACCGAACAAACCGCCCCCCGCCAGCGCATTGACGGCACCCTGCACCGCAGCTTGCCCGCCACGCTGACCGTGCGTGCCGCCGCCGAAGGCCAGGCCGATGATGGCCTGCTGCGCCTGCGCCTGTCCGCCTCATCGGAAACCCCCTACCTGCGCGCCACTTGGTGGGATGACCCGTGGGTCGAAGTGCTCGGCCACAAGTCCGGCGAAGTGGATCTGGACCGCCTGAATGGCGGTGCTGCCGTGCTCGCCAACCATGACCGCTACACCGCCGTCGGCGATACCCCACTCGCCGCCATCGGCGCGGTGGAAAAAGCTTGGCTAGAAGATGGCCGCCTGGTCGCTGACATGGTCATCAGCCGCCGCGCTGGCCTGGCCGATCTGCGCCAGGACATCGCCGATGGACTGGTGCGCAACGTCAGCATCGGCTACCAGATCGGCGAGCGCACGCTGACAAAAGCGCACGACAACCAGCCAAACGAATACCGCGTCACCAACTGGACGCCGTTTGAAATCAGCCTGGTCGACATCCCCGCCGATGCCACCGTCGGCCTTGGCCGATCCGCTGGCGACCCCGGCCAGACCCAGCAACCGCAATACCGAATCATTGATTTACCCACCGCCGGCACGCCCGGAACCACCCAGGAGAAACACATGCCCGAAATCATCGAAGCCCCGGCGGCCACCCAAACCCCCGCCTCCTTAACCCGCAGCGCCGACGCCCACATCAAGCAGGAACGTGAGCGCATGCAGGAAATTGCCGCCATGGGCCGCACCCACAACATGCAGGCGCAGGCCGATGCCGCCATCGATGGCGGCCTCTCCGTCGACGCCTTCCGCGCCCTGGTGCTGGATGGCCTGCAGTCGCGTGGCGTCATCCGCCCGGCGGAATCCCCGGAAATCGGCATGAGCCGCAAGGACGTGAAGAATTTCTCCTTCTGCCGCGCCCTGCTCGCCGCCGGTGACCCAATGAACGCGCACAAGATCGCGCCGTTTGAATCCGAGTGCTCCCGCGCCGCCCAGGACAAACGCGGCGACTCGCGCGACAAGACCCGCGAAGCCGCCATCACCATCCCCATCGACGTGCTCGCACGCGGCATGAGCATGAATGATGCGATGTCCGGCGCCGTCGCAAGCCAGTTGATCCAGCGCGCCATGCAGCGCGGCGGCGATGGCATGCACGCCTATCGTGACCTCGTGGTCGGCACCGCCTCCGCCGGCGGTAACCTGGTGGCCACCGAACTGCTCGGCTCCAGCTTTATCGATCTGCTGCGCAACGCCATGGTGCTCGACATGCTCGGCGTCACCTGGCTGCGTGACCTCAACGGCAACATCGCCATCCCGTCGCAGACTGGCGCCGCCACCGGCTACTGGGTCGCGGAAAATGGCGCCCCCACCGAAAGCGCCCAGACTGTCGGTCAGGTCACGATGACCCCGAAGACCGTCGGCGCGTTTACCGACTACAGCCGCCGCCTGCTGCTGCAATCCAGCCTGGACGTGGAAGCCTTCGTCCGCGCCGACCTGGCCGCCATCATCGGCCAGACCATCCAGCTCGCCGCCCTCAACGGCAGCGGCTCCAGCAACCAGCCTACCGGCCTGCTCAACACCTCCGGCATCGGCTCCGTCGCCGGCGGTACAAACGGACTTGCACCCGCCTACACGCACATGGTCGACCTGGAAACCGCCGTCGCCAATGCCAACGCCGATGGCGGCACCCTGGCCTACCTGACCAACACCAAGGTTCGCGGCACCCTGCGCAAAACGCAGGAATTCGCCAGCACCAACGGCAAAGCGGTATGGAGCTCCATGGCTGGCCGTCCCGGTATCGGCGAAGTGCTCGGATACAACGCCGTTACCAGCAACGCCGTTCCCTCCGACCTGGTCAAGGGCAGCTCCGGCGCGGTATGTTCGGCCATCATGTATGGCAACTGGGCCGATCTGCTGATCGGCATGTGGGGCGGCCTCGACGTGATGCTCGACCCCTACACCGGCGCCACCGCCGGCACCAAGCGCGTCGTGGCCTTGCAAGATGTCGACATCGCCGTCCGCCGTGTCGCCAGCTTCGCGGCGATGAAAGACGCGCTGACCGCGTAATCCATAACCCCCCGCCAGCAGCACGCTCCCCCGCCCGGATGACTCCGGGCGGGATGCCAAGCAGGCCACCGGAGAAACACCATGCCCAAACAACTCGTAATCGAACCCACCCAAATCAACTATGGCGACGACCGTGGCGGCGTCCACCACGACGCCGGCGACATCGTCGACGTGTCCAAGGATATCGGCATCGCTCTGATGCGCGCCAACCGCACGCTGTACATCAACAAAGCCGACGACCCGGACAAGAGCGGCCGCAACACCGCCAGCAAGGAAATGCTGGCAGCAGTGGAAGATATGGCCAAGG